AAGTATCTACAGATATTAGAGCAGTTCATGTACAAGCAGGTATGATTATTAAAATAGGTAGTGAGGAAATGCTTGTAAAAACAGCTACTTATGATAGTCAAGATGCTGATTTAGTTGTTGAGCGTGGTTACAACGGCACAACAAGAGCATCTCATAGTGACAATGCTGAAGTAATTAGCATGTTATCTCACGTAATACCAGTAGTTGGTAGGGCACAATATCAAACTAAATTAAACAGTTGGTCAGCAGGAACTGATTATATGTTAGTATCTGACCTAAACTCTAATTTTCCAAGCACTGGTAAGTTTAGGTTAACAGAAATAAATTATTCTGATGACTCATACGGAACCTACGCTGAATTTGATTCTTCATCTCAAACAATAAATAGAGCTGATGTAATAGGATTTAATAAACCTAAGAACATGGTTGTATCACCTATGGATAAAAATGCTGATGCAATTAGAGTTTCGGTAGCTGAAGCTTTATCACACGAATCAGAAACCCGTGGAGGCACGGTAAGAATAAATAATTATGCTTATCAATATATAGACGGCACAGCCAATGCAGTTGCTGGTAGTGGAACGATAGTAACTACTTACAATACAGCAAACAATGCAGTTTTAAATCCTAAAGCATATGGATTACGTGTAGGTATGGTTGCATGGAAACTTTCAGGTAGTAGCATGGCAGCTTATGGATATGTTTCAGCAGTTACTACGACTACGTTTACAGTGACTTTAAATAGTGGCACTTTTTCAGCCGATGATAAATTTAGAATATTTGTTCCTTTAAGAACAGGGCATTTAGTTCAAATTAAAAACAAGTTAGTAGGTATCGATACTACAAGCAGTAATACATTTAGTGATAATCAAACATCTTTTATGGTAACAAGTATTGATTATACTGAGGGGCAAGGACAACAAAACAGTACAATTACTTTAGTTAAGGCAGATGAGGGTAATACAGCAATACAATCAGCATTTACAAAGATAGCTGGAGAAACAGAGAGCCAAGCTTTTTCTGCAACTGAAGACAGTACAACGTCTGAAACAGAGCCTCCATCTATAGATATTACATTTAAACCAGGTGTAGTGTTGTCAAACGCATCAGGGGACAATAGCCCATCAAACATCATTAGACACCTAGACCGAGGAGTTCATTGGGGAGCAGGTGTATTAAAATATAAGGGTGAAGAGTATAAGATACCAGCAGGTAATAGTACTGATGGATGGAACATTGATGATGCAAGCACATCGGCTCCAATGAGTCCATCAGCAATAGGAGCACAATTATTCACTAACACTGATATAGTTGATTCTGAAGGTAGAACTGATAGTAATGGTGGGGGTGCAGATGGATATCCTGATTCATACCACGTTTGTTTTGTAGATTTAGGTAATGCAACAGGAGAAGTTAGATTGATGTGGGTTGATGTGCAAACTTATGAAGCAAACGTAAAAGATAGAGCGACTAAATTAATTATTGCAGAAGGACATGCAGATGTAAGTAGCTCAGGAAAAGCACACGTCAAATATAAAATTAAACACGTTGGTAGAGGTGCCGAACAAGTAAGAGAATCAAATTATGTAGGACAAGGTTTTGGTTTAGGTTCAGCGGCAGCACCAATGCTTGCTTTTGATGGAGATAGAACTACAGGTATATTCAGCTCTGGTGATGGTTTTATAAGTTTTGCAGCAGATGGCGACCAAGAAGCAAGTATTTCTGATACTGGTTATATTTTTGTTACTAATGGTGTTGTATTTGCAGGCAGTGGCTTAGCTAATAGTAATAATTTTATATTTGCCTCTGGGTCAGGTGCTAGTCGAGTAATTCAATTTAACACAGATGATGGTAGTAGTGGTAATGCTTCTAGAATGAGACTTTATAGTGGAGGTATGATTTTAGATACCATTGGTACAGATGCAGGGACAAATTTGGTTATTAACAGTAGTAATCTTGTTGTGAAAGAAACATCATCTAAAAGATATAAAAAAGATATAAAAGATTCATTAGTTCCTACAGAAAAAATATATGACTTAGAACCAAAAGATTTTGTATGGAAGTCAAGTAACAAATCTGATGTAGGATTAATTGCAGAGGAAGTAGCAGAAATTTTACCTGAATTTACAATATCTGATGCTGAAGGGAAAGTTGAATCAGTGCGATATAATTTACTTACTGTAGCACTAATTGCTGAACTTAAAAAATTGAAAAACGAAATAACTGAACTAAAGGAGAATTTAGATGCCTGATATTACATTATCATTTACAGATGCACAATGGGCACGAATGGAAGCTGCAGGAATACACTTAACAGGTATAGGAACTGTAACAGAAGATAACACTTTTGAAAGTTTATTAAAGGCAAATTTGAACCGTATAATAAAAAAGAGGGTTGAATCTTTTGAAAGAGCAAACGCATCCGTTGATTCTTTTTAATGAACAAACTTAGACCTAAAATAATAAAACTTAGAAAAAACAATCCTCTAATGTCTAACGCAGAGATAGCTAAAAAAGTAGGTTGTAGTAGACAATATATACATAGATTATTAAAAAGAGAAGATTTCCCTAATCCACCTAGACCTAAGAAAGTCAGACTTTGTGAGGTATGCAAAAAAGAATCTACTCGTAAAGTACATAAGGGCAGATGTAGTTATGAATATTATCAAAGAGATGTTACATGTGCTTTTTGTAGGATAAAATTTAAAAGACATAGAGCTGCAATAATACAAGGCTTTAAAAAAGGATTTACCGACATATACTGTTCTGCTGAATGTGTGCAAAAAGGTAGAAAAGATAAAACACTTAGTTGGGCCGCATGACAATACCTATAAATAATAATTTAATTACAACATGGGAACCTAAAATTCAAGGGTTAGTTAATAAATATTATGTAAATGGTATGGATAAAGATGACCTAATCCAAGAACTTAGAATGGTGTTGATGAGATGTGCAGAAAAATACGACACTAGTAAAAGCACAGCTATCTTTCACACTTATGTGCACCGAGCTATGATAAATACTTTAATTACTTTAATAAACAAAGCTAATAAACTCCCAGAGATACTTAGCTTTGATAAAACATTTATTTCGGTTACTGATGATGAACAGAATCCAAACGAATTGCAGAAGGCTCTTGAAGACCCTAACGCCGAAGATTTTTCTAATTTACTCTTGCTAGATGACATATTATCTGATAATAATGATACATTCACAGAAAAAGAAAAAGCATTTATTGCTAGCCGTGTAGACGGACTTACGATGGAAGAAATAACAAATGACTTAGGTGAGTCATCTTACAGAGTTAGACAGAACTTAAAAGAAAAATTGAAAGCGTATATTGATGGGAAACAAAAAGTTTGAAGATTATAATGCCAGGGATTTACACATTAAATTCATGGAGTTATATGACGGGATACATTCAGAATCCTACAACGTAAATACTGGACGAAATAAAAGTCCTTTTCCTTTTGTAGGGGATGAAACTAAAGCCTTGAAACAATTATTAGAATCAGAAGACATATACTCTATTTTATGTAGTATGTACAATGCAATAGGTCAAAACACAACTTATTTTTCTGTTTTAAACTTTGTTAGTAGTTATGAGAGATATAAAACAAAACATGACCCAAAACTTTATTGGCATATAATAAATACTAATAATTCAAAAGTAAAAGATGCATGGTTGCGTTTAAATATTTTAAAAGCCACTTGGTTTACAACAGCAGAAAAAAAGAAAGAACTAAAAAAACTAGAGGATAAATTTGAAAAATGGTTAGAAAAACAAGAAGGGGTGGCTTGATTAGAAATAATCAATTGACACCAACATCAAAAGAATATAGAATCATAGCATTGTTGGATGAACCAATCACGGTGCGAGAAGCCACAATGACATTAGACGAAGCTAAAGAACTAGCTGACCTTGTTACAGAACGAAAGAATGTAAAGTGTTACGTACTAGATGAAAGTAATCGGTCAGTATACAGAACAAAGGAATAAATGGAAAATTACGAATACGTTGAATCAGGAATAATATTAAACATAAAAGAAAAAGCCACGCTAGACAATTTCCCTTTTAAAGCAAAAGACTTTGCAGTACACGGTAAAGCTTTTACATTCGTAACTAATTTTTATGATGATTTCCAAGATTTCCCAAGTAAAAAAGTATTAGCTGAAAATTTCCCTGATTTAGATATTAACGTTCCATCAACTGATTTTGAGTATCTTACTCAAGAATTTAGGAAACAAGTTATATTCAGGAAAGTGGTAGAGTCATTTCAAAGAAATAAAGAAAACTTAAAGACTGACCCAAAAATGGCGTTGGCTAAAATCATGGATGGTCTTGAAGATATTAACGTAGTTTATGATGAAGATGTTACATATTATGATTCTAGTAATTTAGACAGATTAGAAGAATACGAAAGTAAAATAAAGTTACGAAAATTAGGTGATGGTTTGATGGGTATACCTACACCATTCTCTACAATTAACAGAACAGGTGTAGGATGGCAACCTGCTGATTTAGTATCTTTCTTTGCTAGACCTACTGTAGGTAAAACTTGGATGTGTATACAAACTGCCGCTATTGCAATTATGAAAGGTTATCGGACTTTATTTATATCAAGTGAAATGCCCACGTCTGCAATAAATTTACGTATGGATGTAATTATTGCAAATATGAAAGGGTATGACTTTTCACACCGAGCTCTTAGAAATGGTGACCCAATTGATAAAGAAAAATATAAAGAGTTTTTACAATCATTAGACGAAAAGAACCTATTAGTATGTGACCACATAGAAGGTGAGTCAACAATATCTATAGGTAGCATACAAGCATTGATACGAAAACATAATCCTGACTTTGTTGTAGTAGATGGTATCTACTTAGTATCAAGTGGTGATGGTAGAAAAGCAATGTGGGAGCAAAACCACAGTTTGTTTTATGGCATGAAGAATATATGCCTCGCCACCAATAAACCAATATTTGTCTCAACGCAAGCTACTAGAGAGGCGGCTGATATTTTTACGCCACCTAGAGTCGACCAAGTAGCTTTTGGGGATGCCCTTATTAGAGCCTCTGATGTGGCTGTTGCTATGTGCAAAGTCGAGGAATCAGATGAACAACGTATGGTACAATATCAGAAGTATAGAGATGGTATTTTACCTTCGGACACATCACTATTACGATGGGATGTTGACAAGGGGCATATCGAAGAAATAAACGAATCTATAAGCGAGGAGATAGAGTTTTGATTACAATGATGATTAAATACTGGGGTCTTTTCAAAAAGTACAAGGATGTTCTACCAGAAGTTGTGCAATTGGTTGATGTAGCAGTAAAAGCTGTTGAGGACGGAAAAATTTCTAAAAAAGAACAGAGTGCTTTGATGAGAGAATACTGGGACGTTATTAACAAAATTAAAGAAAGTAAATAATGATTGATTGGGCAGAAGCGTTACAAAAAGTCGGAATAGATGTGCCACTAGGCACTGATGAATTTTCAGTGCAGTGTCCGTTTCATGAAGATAGAGTAGCGTCTTGTGCCATCAACATTGAAAAAGGTGTGTGGATTTGTTTTGCTGGTTGTGGGCAGGGGTCATTAAAAACATTTTTTAGTAAGCATTTAAATTACAACGATATACAATTGACGGAAGTTTTGACACCAAAACCAAGTTATAGTTTAGATATCTTTGATGATATCGATGTTAGTAAATCTGATGACAAAGTAGAAGATGTTTTCATACCTGATTTTATAGAACACAAATATCCTGATTGGATTTACAAAAGAGGATTTACAAAAGACTCTTTAAACTTTTGGGGATGTGGTACTAATAATTGGGGAGACTTAATAATTCCTATCCACAATACAGAAAACGAATTAATTGGGTGGGTTGCTCGTAGGCAAAAAGCTATACCAAAGTATATGTATTCCTACAAGTTTCAGAAATCAAAAGTTCTTTTCGGAGCTAACAAATTAAAAAGTTTACAAGAACATTTTATTTGTGTGACGGAAGGCTCTTTAGATACCATGTGGTTGTGGCAACACGGTATACCTAGTGTAGCTATATTAGGAGCAACAATGTCAGAACACCAACTCAATTTATTAAGGGCTTTGAAAGTCGAAGAAATTGTGTTATGTTTTGATAATGATGTGGCAGGGCAACGAGCTGCAGGTAAAGCAACAGAAATGCTTTCAAGTAGCGTGCTTACATCTACAATTGAGTTGCCAAGCATGTACAAAGATGTACAAGAAATAAACAACATAGCATTACTCAAAGAAGTAATAGCGAATAGAAGCTTTTTTTAAAAGGCTCAAGGAGGAAAAAATGGGTGGTATATCCATGATTTCACAGAGGCGAAAGCAAATTAATGCTCCAGCCACTGTCAACAATAATCAATCAGAGCTTTGGTTCAAAGATGGTGACCAAGCCTTGATTAAATCAGTAGCAACAGGTCACACTGATGATACTGCAATGACTTACATTAAAGTTTACCAATACAGAGATGGTAACACTTTTAAAACTGTTCTTGATTCTGTATTTGATGCAGAGAAAGACGACTTTGTATTACCTGAAGGACTATCAGTTGATGGTATTCCAGAAGGCACTTCACCAAAACAACAATTTGCTTTTTGGGCATATGTTGATGAGGTATTCCACAATGAAAGAAGAGTGGAATCTTGGGAGCCTGTGCAAGGTAAAAGTGGTAAAGAGATGTTTAAAGAAGTAGTAAATGACTTCAAAGTCATCAAATTAGGTTTTGGACGAGGGGATATTGTCTTCGGACAGTTAGAAGAAATCTATGAAGATGAAGGTAGCTTAGACAAGTCACCTATCCGAATTAAAAGGATGGGGGCAGGTTTAGATACAACCTACCACATCACATCTCTAGCAAGAGAGTTAGAAATACCTGCTGATAAACAAGCAGAAATGGCTAACTTACCTTCAATAACTCAATACTGTATTGACACTTGGGGTGTAAAGGCAGGAACTGAAGCAGAACAAACTGCTGACGATTTGTTTTCGTAAAGGTTTCTAATGATTGTACAACCTGATACGTTTCATGACACATTACAACGTTTGTATGAAGACACGTTTTTTTTCGTGGATGTAGAAACAAATGGGTTAGACGGACACGGGTTCAATCAACTCTGTGGAATCGGAGTCGGATTATTAGAGTCATCAGATACATTTTATTTTCCTTATAGGCATATGCCTTTTGGATTAGTGAATCTTCCTGATGGTCAGATAAAGATGCTAATAGATATGTTTTCAGCAAGAGCTAAAACACTGGTGGCATATAATGCTAAATTCGATATCCGATTCTTACAGAAAGAGGGCGTTGATATTTCTAACAAAGAGATTATAGATGTTCTACCAATGGTGCGATTGACAGAGCATAGTAATATAAACATGCTAGCACTTACCGAAACAATTAAAAGAAGATACGGTGCAGAACATGCACAGTATGACTTAGACACTAAAAAAACATTACGTAGTGGTGGGTGGACAAAAGATTTTAGTAAGGCACCAATTGATATACTGGGGCCATATTGTGAAAAGGATGTGTTCTACACCAGGAAAGTATATCTTGATTGCTTAGATAAGATAAAAGAAACAGAACAAGAAAACATATGGAAGTTACAAATAGAACTTACACGAGTTTTATTTGACATGGAAAACAAAGGTGTAAAGGTTGATACGAGTTATGTTAAGAAAGCTACACAACTGATAGCAAATAGAAAACAAGAGATAGAGCAAAAGATAGGTGAAATTACTAAGGGTGTATTTGATGATGAATATAACATTGCAAGCACACAACAGATGGGGCCAGTATTTAAAAGTCTAGGTATTAGTTCGCCAGAAAAAACTGCCAAAGGTCAAGACTCTTGGAATGAAGCAGCTCTTGCACAAATTAATCATCCCATTGCAGGATTAGTTAGACAATGGAGAACATTAGAAAAACTTAGGTCTACTTATTTAGAGCCTTTTGATAATGAAAACGGTATGGACTTACATACTGACTTCTGTAATTGGGGCACAGTAACGGGTAGACTATCATCTAGAAATCCGAATCTACAAAATGTGCCACGTAATCATTTTAAAGTAACTGATGTTGAATTATCTGATGATGATTTAGTGACAGTAAAAAACAGAGTTGATGCAGTTATATCAGCTAAGGGTGGTAAGAGCGTAGAGTTGAGCGATGATGTTATTAAAACATGGGCATTCATCGGTGACGAGTCATTTGATGAACAAGCTGACAATCAAATCTCACTACGTAGACTAATTGTGCCTAGAGAAAATAAATATCTAGTAAGTTTTGATTACTCACAAATGGAAGTTAGAGTTTTCTTAAGTTACATCGCTATACATAATGAAGCAGTAAAAAAGATGCTACATCAAAGTGATGTGGATTTTCATGGGGAAGCCGCAAAATTAGCTTTTAAAGTTGACGAAAATCATAAAGATTACAAATATTATAGACAAACAGCAAAAGCAATCACCTTTGGAACTATATATGGAATAGGTAATGCAAAACTTGCCACACAATTAAATGTTACTCCAGATGAGGCAGGCGATTACAAGAAAAGATATTTTGAAGGTATTCAAGGTTCAAGACAATTCTTTGATAGCGTGGTACAAAAAGTTGAAACACGAGGGTGGGTAAAAAATAGATATGGCAGAATATATAAGATTGATAAAAACTTTGGCTATAAGGGTGTGAACTATTTAGTGCAAGGTACTAGTGCAGACATTATGAGTGAACGCATGATAGAAATACATAAATACTTAAAAGACAAAAAGAGTAATTTATTATTACAGGTGCATGATGAAGTAATTTGTGAAATAGATAAAGATGAGGTGCAAGAGGTATTGCCAAAAATTAGGGAATTACTTAAGGTAAATACATTAGGCATTCCTTTAGACGTTGATATGGAAGTGTGTGAACCCTCTTGGGCAACTAAAAAAGATGCAAGCGAATTAATAACAACAGAACAAGAAAGCGAGGATTGGGTAGAATGGTAACAGGAAAATTAGACCATAGCTGGAAAGACCAAAAGCAATTAGGTGAACTTGGTGTATTACATGTTATAGAGTGGTTATATACATTACCTAAAACTACAGGTGTGTGGGACGTGCAAGATGATAAGTCATATCAAATTAAAGACATAGATTTACTTTGGGCGACAAAACCTGACGACAAAGAACTAACAGTAGAAGTAAAAACAGATACATACACGTCAGGAAACTTTTTCTTTGAAACTATTAGTAATGTATCTAAAAATACTTTAGGATGTTTTTTGAAAACAGAAGCCGATTTTATTTTTTATTACTTTATCAAAATGGGACAACTATATGTTTTAAATACTGGACTTATTCAAAAATGGTTTCTAGACAATAAAACAAGATATAATGAAAAGAAGATAGGCACAGATAATTTATATCAATCTAAAGGTTATGCAATACCTATAAAAGATGTGCCGAAAGAATGTATTAGATATCATGTAGGAGATTACACATGACACAACCACAAGCAAATCAAGACCCTAATAATAGGGCAAATAAAAAATATAGTTTTATAGAATCATATAATAGAAAACCTATACATTATGATTTTACGATTGAACCTTTTGATTACATACATGATAACGATATGGGATTTGCAGAGGGGAACGTAGTGAAGTACATAACTAGATGGAAATATAAAGACGGTTTACAAGATTTATATAAAGCAAAAAGATATATAGAAATGTTAATAGAAAAAGAAGAGGAAGAAAATGGCACCTCGTAATTGGACAACTTGTGCTGGTTGTGGTAGAAAATTAAATAAGAAAAAATTTGAAAGGACACCAACTAAAGTATGTTATGCGTGTCATCACAAAGAATTAAAAGATAAGCGAAAGGGGATAATCCGTGGCAAAAATAGGCGTTAAGAT